GAACTGATCGACAAATGGATTTTTGAGAAGACGGAATGTGACCGCCCGATCGTGGTGGCGGGGTGTGATGACGATGTGGTGAGAAAAGGGGTGGCCCGTTACAATGCATTGAATGCAGGGCTGGCCTATTACGCGCCGGTGGGAAGCATGAACGGACTTGGCGCGCTGAGAGAGAGCAAAGCCACCATGGCCTGTATCCGCGTGCCCGAGGACGGAGACGACCGGGACGGCCTCGCGGACGTGGACCGTTACCTGGAGGGCGGAAGTTATGTCATGGCCCGGGCGGGCGTGAGAGAGGTTGGAATAATCGTTCAGACGAGAAATCCCAAAAAGATAGAGTCACCAAAGGATATTGCGGCGAGAGGAGCCACGTTCGTCAACAGGCCCAAGGGGTCGGAGACCAGGCGGTGCCTCGATACCTGGCTCAAGGAGAAGGGGATAGATCCGGCGGGTATGCCGGGATATAAGGTGGAACTCCGGTCGGATTTCGAAGTGGGCCTCGCAGTGCTCAGAGGGACCTTCGATGCGGGCCTGGGAACCCGGCAGATGGCGGATGAACTGGGCCTCGATTACGTGCCCCTTTGCAGGGAAAGGATCATGATGGTGATCCCCAAGTACTGGGCCCATGGGGCGGATGTGAAGAAATTTCTGGAGGGGTTCGAAGGGTAGGGGACTCGGGCCGAAAACCCCTCCTCAATGGTTGGGGGGTTCTTCGATGATGAAGCGGCATGATCGTTGTGGGGGAGGATATGAACTACACCATGGAACCATCGGCTGATGGTTTGCATATAGTCGTCAAAGTTCACGGAGACATTACCCGCCGCGATGCCCTGCAGCTAAATCTCGAGGCTCATGCACTCGGGCGGCAGTTGGGAACAGACTGCTATCTGATCGACGTAACCGAAGCAAGGAATGTGGACCCGGCGACAGAGATTTACGGTTTTGCATATTCCGATATGGTGAATGCGAACGGTATCGACAGGTCCGCCTTCATCGCCGTGGTGGCCAACCCGGACGACCACTCCCATGACTTCGCCGAGACGGTATGCGGGAACGCGGGATTCCACGTCACGATATTCAGGGACCGGCGTGAGGCAGTACAGGCTCTTGCGGGAGCCAAATTACCGGAAGAGACGCGCTCGGACCGGAAAGCGGAGAACGGTTGCGAGAGGCGGGGAACGCCGGGGGTGGGCTATTAGGTTCGGAAGGAACTCCTCTCGGATTTGGCGCGAAGCGAACGTGCTCGCGGCTGCTTTCCACTTTGATGCCGATCACGGGAGCCCTTCAGTTATTCTCAAGAAAGCCGATAAACATATTACTGGCGGATGGCAGCCACCATTCCTACCTAGCTGCATGGTGATGAGGTCCCAATCCTTTGCGCCGTCCGCCATGTCCTTATCTGAACCCAGGTGATTGTCTCCTGAATTGGGTGGGTATCCGTATCACTCCCCGTTATCGAGATTTCAAGAGGACTTTTTGTGACCCAAAACAACAAACCGGGCATCAGGGACAAGAAGGTAAACCTTGGGGTCTATCTCCCGTCTCTCACGGGTGAGACCTCCCCTGTTCCTTGGCGGCCCCTTTTGGCTGCATTCCCGGCGCTGTAAGTAAAATTACACGAAACCTGACAAATGCCCGCGTTCGGGTGGCGGACATGCCCGGCCTTTGAAATCGATCGTTTTGCGCGGCGGGCGCGGCGTCGTTGGGCGTGGAAATCACGGGTCCGCCTCGCAGGGAATCCTCTCTCCATCTGGGTTTGATATACGAAAAGTTGACGCGATTGGTCATTAGGAGTACCATTTAAGGAAATGACCGGCTTAGGGGGCTTGGTATGCGGCACGGTTCGTGTGGGCATCAAACAATATTCGCTATTATAGGTTTCGTGGCGGCCATCTTTTTCACAGGCGGCACCGCCTCGGGTGTGGGGATATCAACCCTTAACGTCGCCAAGGGCGGGACCGGCACGGGCGCCGTAACGAGCACTCCCGTGGGGATCGACTGCGGGACTCATTGCGCCAAACAGTTCTCGGACGATACGACGGTGACCCTTACCGCTTTGGCGGACAGCGGCTCCAATTTCGTGGGATGGACCGGCTGCAACGCGGTGGGCGCCATCACATGTGATATAACTATGACCTGGGACGCCACCGTTACCGCCACTTTTGAGATTCCCGTCACGCTTAATGTGACGAGAACAGGAACCGGCTCCGGTGTTGTTACCGGCGATCCCGGAGGGATCTCTTGCGGCAGTGCTTGCAGCGCCTCGTACTGGCCGAGTGAAAGCACAATCGTCACCCTTACCGCGACCGCTGATCCAGGTTCGACTTTTACCGGCTGGACCGGCTGCGGGTCAGTGAGCGGAAGTACCTGTATTGTTGCCATGACGGCCGCGGCTTCCGTTTCGGCAGGCTTCGCCCGTGACTCTACGGTTGCGGTACTGAAAACGGGGACCGGCAGCGGCTCAGTGACCAGTTATCCTCCGGGTATTAGCTGCGGGTTGACGTGCAGTCATCTCTTTGACGGAGGAACTTCCGTCACGCTTGTGGCCGTGGCCGATGCAAACTCCACATTTCAGGGATGGACGGGGTGCGACTCGGCGAGCGGCACTGCCTGCTATATCAGCATATCCGGCAATATCACTCCCACCGCTCAGTTCGGCGACAACTCGGCGCTCCGAGTCGTCAAAACCGGCAACGGGACCGGGAGGGTTACGAGCAGTCCCGCCGGCATCAGTTGCGGCACCGTATGCAGCAAGGAGTACGCTCCGGGCACGGCCGTGACCCTTACCGCCGCGCCGGACGATCACGTGGTATTTACCGGCTGGATCGGCTGTCCTGCCGCGAGCGGCGCGACGTGCGCGATCACCATGACCGCGGACGTGACCGTATCGGCCCAATTCACGGCGGGGAATGTCTTGACCATTGAGAAGACGGGAGTCATCGGAACCGGGGTATACAGCTATCCCGCCGGTGTGGCGTGCTGGGGAGACTGTACCGCCGCCACCGGGACATTTGTCGCGGGTCAGGATGTAACACTCCATGCTGCCAGCACTAACGGCAGCATGGGATTTGCGTACTGGACGGGGGACTGCGAGGGGACCCGGTCGTGCAAGATTACGCTTGACCGGGATCTTTGGGTAGGCGCGGTCTTTGTCCCGACCAAGGGGCGAAGACATGTTCTCGCAATCGCCAAGACAAGGAAGAACGCCGGGGACGGAATCGTTGAAAGCATGGACGAGTCGCTGCACTGCGGCTCCTCTTGCAGGAATAGCTACTACTCGGGAACCTCCATGGTGCTCACGGCCACCGCCGATCCAGGGTCCACCTTCATGGGCTGGACTCCCGCGTCGCTCAAATGCCCGGGGACGGACCCGTGTGCGCTAACGATGTATTCGGCCAAGATGGTCCGGGCCGTATTCGTGGGGCCTCAAAAACTCACGGCGAGGAAACAGCACCTACGGGGAGGCAATGGAACGATATTGAGTGATCCCGAGGGAATTGATTTCGGCCTTTACGGAACATCAGCCCAGGCGCTTTTCCCGCTCGACACGGAGGTCATGCTGACCGCCACCGCCGACACCGGGTCGGAGTTCTCCGGATGGAAGCCCGCGTCGCTCGGATGCGCGGGGACCGACCCTTGCGTTCTGACGATGGATAAGGCGAAGACCGCCACCGCCGTGTTCGCGAAGCCGAAATCCACCCTCAAGAGCTACGTGGACGACGAGGACTGAAGACGGAGTAACGACTATTCCAGGGTCCATACCGCATTCGCAACCGCGATCACCCGGTCGGGTTGTCCCTCCAGGGAGTCGCCCGGAGCAAGGACGCTCCGCTGGTAGGTCCGGCTTATCTCGATGCCGTCCTCCATGATACGGGTGGCACGCCTGATCTGGATATGGTCCGTGTCAAGCACTTCTATCCGGTCGATCACTTCCATTTTCTGTAGCATTCTTGCCCTCCTTCCTTATTATGCCGCGTAATAAATGAGGTGGAACGTTAGCTGCGTCCCTGTCTGTATGTCGGCGGCGTTGCTCGCGGCGACGCCCGATGCAAATCTCGTATAGATGGGCAATGTGGCTGTATTGTATGCTATCTTGCTCATCAATGCGGTGCATGTAGCCGCGAGGCTAGTACCATGTATCACCGCTACGGATTGATACTTGCCGTACGTCGGCAGACAGACAAAGGGCAGCCCCGTCAGAGTTACGGACCCGACAGGGCTACTCACGGACTCCACGTAAATATACCCGGTGAGCGTAACCAGTCTGCCGATTTTGGTGTACGCGAGCGTGCTATAGCCGCCGGCAAGGGCAATTGACCCGCTTGTCCCGCACGCCAAGGCAACAACGGCATCCCCCTCCTCATAATCATCGAGGGTATTGGGATCGCCGCTGGGGGCAGCCGTGGCGGGGAAGGCGATCTGGCCAGAAGAGAGGGACATAATCGAGGCCTGAGCGGCGTCGGTGATTTTGACCTTGCGGCCCGCCGCGAGCTGGTATGCCACATCCGTGTTATCCACGACAACCACAGAGCCGTTATTATAGGTGTCATCCATGGAGAGGGTCGCGCTCCCGGGCGAGGGCCAGGTGGTTCGCGTCACGCCGCCCAAGGTAATTTGGTTGAAGAACCCGTTGAGGAGTCTCCGGAGCGCGGAGCCGAGGGAGCGGGAATTGTCCGCGTCGGGGACTATATCGGCATTTACTTTATGCCGGTTCGTCATCTCCACATCAATGGCGTCGAAATTACCGTTGATGTAGCCCGGCCATTCGGTCTTTGACGTGCCTATTGTGGGCTTCTTCAGTTTCAGGTTCGTGGTCTCGTCGTATCCCATCTATCCCTCCTTGCGCAGGTTCAATGTCCCGGTGAATTTGTTCCACGCCTCCTCCGGGAAGTCGAACTCATCATTCATGATCCTCACTATATGCTCATTTCCTTCGGGGTCCGCGTAATAGACCTGGTTCGCCTTGCCGTTGGCGTTGTTATCGTAAAAGGCCTTGAGAGCGGCTTTCTCGGACCTGGAGAGCCTGAGCGATGCCCCGAAGGTATATTCCGTGAGGCCCTTATTGTAAACGTATATATCCCCTCCATTGGCGTAGTCGACAGGTTGCTTTTTGCGGACGGTATCATGGTAGGGTCGGAGCACTCTTACAGCTATCGCAACGGTGGGGTTATCAGCCGGAAAGCCGAATATCCCCCGGCCGCCTAACCCAAAAAGAAAAGTACCAAAGTCGCTCTGCCCCCAGTCCGAGTTATTAGCCATCAATACTCCTTTAGCGCCAGGTGAATCCTGTCGTTTGTTTTGTCCCTGCCGCTGCCCGGCTCTATATTTACCTGCTGGACCTCACAGAGGAGGTTTGACAATTCCTCAAGCGTCACCCCGTCCCCGAATTCCAGTTCCCCATTGTTTAGGAACGCGTCGAGCTTAATGACCTTTTTTCGGTCTTTGTAGCGGGCGAGATAGAACTGTGCCACGGATTGCGCCATCGTTGAATCCTGGATGAAATCAAGGTTAAAGAGGTCCGGCTTCTCTTTCTCGCCGTAGCGGACAATGGAGGCGGCATCGGAAATCTTATAGATTCCGCGGTATGCGTCGGTCCCCGATTTGCTCGCATCTCGGTTATAGTGCGCCTCGATTTTATTGATTATCTCTTCCAGCGCCGAGCGGCTTGTTTGGGTAAGCGTCTTATGCCCGCTGTCCATGGCCGTCATGTGGGCGGTGATCGCCTTATCCGATGTGAGCGTGTCCGGACGGAGAAGCAGTTCCGCCCGCGCGGCCGCGAAGCGGAAATAACACCGGCACTGCCAGGCCATCTTGGCGAGCCAGGACTTGAGGGTGTTATAATTCCCGCCGTCGATGACGATGGAAAACGCATAGTTCTCGCACCCCGTAGGGATGGTGTAGTCCATCACGCTCTCCGCGATCCGGATCGAGAAATCAACCGAGGGATAGGCGGCGGGGCTGACCTCGGTCCAATGGCAGCGATAGGCTGAAGTGCTTACCCCGGACGGGACATTGATCGGCGCGTCTCCGGGCAGGTTTGCGGCCGCATATAGCTCTAGGGCGTTGCCGATATTAGTGTCCGGAGAGCCGAGGACCCGCACGTTGATGTTCCCGCCCGTGCTCAGGAAGCCCCCGTCCGAAGGTGGGTATAGCGAGAAGCCGGGCACGATCCGGGTGACTCCTGAGCCCCAGTCCTTGCCCACGTACCCGGCAAGATTACCGTTGGCAAAGCAGATCAAAGTAAGCTCGGAGAGATAGACCACATCTCCCACATTTGAGGACCCGTGGGGTCTGATCTCAAGGCAATGGTACTGATAGGCGACGGACGTGTCTATTCCGGAGGCAACGTTTATCGGGCTAGTATTGGAGAGATTCGCCGCCGTATAGAGGTCCACGGCGCTTGAGACAAAGCCGTCCGTCGATCCCCGAAACTTTATATCGATGTTGCCACCCGTGGATAAAAACCCTCCATCTGATGAGGGATAGGCGCTGAAGCCTTTCGCCCTTTTCGTGACTCCCGTCCCCCAGTTCTTCCCCATGCGGCCGAATGTGGCGACGGCCCCGGACGCCCTGAACTGCAACTCGGCCACGGAGGCCCTGAAATTCTGCGACACGGTCGGTCTGATGTTAACCAGGTGCCATCTGTAGGCAGTTGACGTATCGATGCCGCTGTCCACCGCATAGACCTGGCCATTCGACTGGACAACCCCGGTCGCATAATAGAGGGTTATTAGAGAGACGCCATCATATCCATAGAGCCAGATGTCCATGGTGCCGCCTCCGCTCACGAAGGGTGCGTCACTCGGGGCGTAAAGTGTAAACCCGGTCATTATATAGGCGTTATTTTCACCCCAGTCCTTTCCGATCTGCCCCGACGAGTAACTCATACGATCAGCATACGCGCCATTCACCTGGGCCTGGCTCGTCACACCGTCAAATGCGGCTGCGAGGCCCCCGCCATTGGTAAGATTTCCCGTTGCCGTACCGGCAGTTCTTAGGTCCAGGGACCCCGTGGTCTTCCTGGCGCAATTTGCGCCGGGCTGGCTCGTTTGATTATCAAACGCGGCTGCGAGGCCCCCGCCTTCGGTCATGTCGCCTATGGGAGTCCCCACGGTCCGCGTGTCCTCTCCGGCATCGCTGATCCTTGCCGAGGCCGACGCGGGCTGGCTTCTCACACCGTCGAATGCCGCTGCCAGCCCTCCGCCATCGGTCATGTTGCCTATAATGGTCCCGAGGAGGCGGGAGTCGATGGGGGTCCCGAGGGCGAGGTTGGTGTAAAATTGTGCCACAGGCCAACCCGCGTATGCACTGAGAAAATCGGCAATGATATTGTCGGGCCGCTTGATCAGGGCGTTCGGCGTGCCCGTGAACGTGCCCGCGCCATCATCGGCATAGCCGTCGACAAGCGCAATGAATCTCTCCACCATGCGGGTGGCCACCACGTTGCCGGTCTTCTCGACCTGGCCTGATTTTTCCACGCCCGCGGGGTCCGTGGTGGTCTCCGTGGCCGTGACCTCCATGTAGATTTCATACACTTCCATGCTCATGGAGTAGGCTGAGGCGCTGTTCGGGTGGGCACAGTACACCGTGAGCGATGCCGGGACCGACGTGCCCAGGTACACCCTTTGGGTAGCCTTGGTGGCGGACATATCCAGGTCAGTGCTGCCTATGTATACATGGGCCCCTGCCGGATAGGGCGTGCCGCGAAAGGACGCGTGTGTTATTATCGCGTAAACCGATTCGGGGGTAGGCCCGTTGTAGGTCGGGAACGTGGCGGTAATGCTCGCCGTGTAATTTGATGTGCTGCTGTCCAGTCTCGCCTTGAGGGAGGTATTGTCTGCCCCATCCCGCACATTGAGATCTACGCCATCCCAGGTAAATCCTCCGGCCGAATGTGAGCTGCCGGTCGGATAACGCTTGGCGGTGGTCATCGCGCCGTGCTTGTGGCCCGGGTCGGACACCGCGATGGTGTCTGTCACCGCGATGGTGTCGTTCACCTGCTGCACCGTGATGTTCTGCGTCGCCCGCAGGAGGTGTCTGCCGTTGACGACTGCCGGGCTCACTCCCGAGACGACCTTGAGGCGCTTCCCGCCCACATCGGCAAACATGCCCTTGACTGCCTTAAGCTGGCGATCCGCGATGATGGAGTCGTAAGCGGACCGGTATTCAGCGATCTCCGCGCCCGCCGAATGGGCGGTGGCCGTGGTGCCGCTCTGGGCCCTCGAGAGGCTGTTGAGAGTCCAGGTTGTTCCGCCCACCCCGTCCGAGGAGGGGGTCTTGCCACTGTAGCCGATCTTCTCCTCATCACACCAGATCGATCCGGAGCCGGGAAGATATTGACCGTCGCTCACAGTGAGGCTTGTTGCGGACACGGTGATCGCGGCGGCCAGGGTGGTACGCGCTCCCCATGCGGACCGGAGGCCGATGACGTAATTGTCGGGGCCGTAGACGATGGGCATGATCTTGCCCACATCGTCGAGGCAGGCGTCCGGGTAATCGTCGAGGTCGAGCTTTGTGCCGATATACTTATTGAGCCGGACGGAGATATCATCCATTTTGAGCTGGAGCATCAGCTCTCCCTGCTTGGGCCAGTCCGTGATATTGCCCCTCCACATGAGCTGAGGCGGATCGGTCGCCTCGGATGAGCCTATAAGCTCATTGTATGCGAGGTATAGCTTGCAGTCCGTGGTCTCGGCGTTGTTGGCCGGGTTCTCCAGGATCGCTTCCATATTGGGGTTTGCGTTGGGATCGATAATCACGTTCAGCCTAAAGGACGATACCTTAGTCAGACCCAGCTCTTCCGAGATATCCTCGGTGATCTGACCCCAGTTTTTGACCCATCCTTTCGTGGTGATCCCGCCTTTCCAAGACCCGAAGGTTACCGCGTAATCGGCGAGGTAGACGGTGCCCGTTGCCGGGAAGGGACATTCGAGAATCCAGAAGGGGCTTACGCCGGTTTTTTTGTTCTTTTGCACGGTGAAGGTGGACGGGAAGGCTTTCACTTGCGCCCCTCTATCCTCTTGAACTCTTCGCGGAGCGCCGGGGCCACTTGCTCGGCAAACGACCGGGGGTCGTCTATTTTGACCGACTCCGGGAGCTTGACCGTGATGCCGCCGTTAACCGTGATCGAGCCTCCCGAGATACTCTCTTTTGTGGGGGCCACGGCTCCGCCGATAGGTACGAGGGCGGGGCCTACGCTCGGCCTCGCGTATTGCTCGGAGTAGACGACTTGCTGCGAGCCGTCCCAGTTCATACCCGGACCGTAGCTGTCGGTATAAGGACCCGGCACGTAATCTATTTCGTCGATGCTGTGGGAGGATGCTCCCGAAGGCGCGCTGGAGACGTTCACCTTCTGCCCCGTGAGTCTGTTGATCTCGACCAGATAGTCCCTCACCATGGTAAGGCCGGGAAGGGCTCCGGACACATCGATGGAGAGGACCTTCTGCTGGGCGAGAAGGTTGTCGAGATTGGTGAGTGTCGTCTCGGTCTCCTTGATGGCGGTTTCGAGGCCTTCCATGGCGCTCGTCACCCGGGCGATGCCCTGGAGAGCCTGGGCCTGGTTCTGCGCTTCCTGGTCCCTCATGGCCTGCTGCGATGCCTGGGCACGCCCCATCATCTCGATGACCTTGGATTCCGCGAGTTGCCACGTGTCCACGTACCTGGTGATCTGTACGTCCTGGAATTCCGTCGAGGTTTGAAAGCCTTGCCCGGATGTGACAAGCTGCCTTTCCATCTCGGTTTGGGTGATGACCTTGCCCATGTCCGAATAGGATTGGGCGAGCTTCTGATAGGCTTCCGCCTGCTTGTCTATGGGGAGGGTGGCCGCGTAGGCCGCGTCCTGTTCGAGCTTCAGCCATCTACGGTTCCATTCTTCCGTCTCGTTGGCCGCGGGGTTCTTCTTGTTCCACATCTCATAGAGGAGGTCGCTCGCCTCCTTCCTTCCCGTCGCCATATCCCGGTCGAGCTTCGCGATGTTGGCGGCGGATTTTACCGCCTCGTCATAGTAGGCCTTGCGGAGCTTGGTAAGTTCATCATAATAGGAGCGGTAATTGGCGAGCTTCGCCTCGTTGGCCTTGATCTCCGTCTCGGTAACATTCGCGGCTTGCTTGGAGATATTTGACTGCTTGGTCTCGTAGTTCGTGACTTCGGCGAGGACTTCCTTCTGGAGGTTTATCTGGTTGCCATAGACACTGTCGATGGTGACACCGTATTCCGCGAAGGCCTTGGTGATCCGGTCCATCTGGTCCGCCTGGCGGTCCATCTGGAGACCCGTCTTCACCGCGTCGGAGAGGGCCTGGTACTCGGTGGAGAGCGCCCTCATGTCGAGGACTTCCTGGGCTACCTGGCGGCGGAGATCTTCTCCCCCTAGTTTCAGGGACATGCCGCCCATCTGATCGAGGACGGTGCTCATGGTGGCGAAGCCCTTGGTGGTGGCGTCGATCTGCTCCTTGGTTTTCTGGAGTTCGTTCCGGACGTCCTTGAAGCGGTACTGGACAATATCGAGCCCGGTGACCGAGTCGACACCGATTTTTACCTTGTATTGAACGATATCGCCCGACTTCTCAGCCTCTATAAGCTGCTTGTCATTATGGATGCCCTTGATTCCCGACTCTTCAAGCTGTTTTTGAGTCTTTTTCCAATCCTCCGCAATCGCCTGCCTGTCTCCCTTCATCTGCTCGTCATATTGCTTCTCCCATTCCTGCTGCCGCTGGTTTCGGGCGTTGGCCCAGTCAAGAACGGGTGAAAGGCCCGGGAAGACATACCTGGAAGCCTTGCCCATGAAATCATAGGCCCCAGGCATATTCTCGTTCATCCATTGCCCGAGCATGTTGCCGCCTACGGCAGCGGCGGTGCCTCCCGCGATGAGGAGGTTGGGACTCGACAATGCCGCGGTGCTCACCTTTTGCAGGACCTCGAATTTGGAGATCAGGGAAACCACGGTCGAGATCATGAGGCCGAGGCCTCCGATTGCAAGGGGGATCGCATTCTGAGCCAGAAACGAGATTGTGCTCGCTCCCGCCTCTCCCCATTTGGCGAGGTCTCCCGAGTTCTTAAGCTCGGTGAGCTTTTTGTTGAGACCCGTCAGGGCATCCCCGGCCATGGTCACGAGGGCGGCGAAGGAGGGCTTGAAGAGTTCGCCCATCTTGACCTGGGCCTCTTCCAGAGGCCGGGCAAGGCTTTTCGCCTGCTTCCCCACCGTGTCCATGGACGCGGCATAGGTCCCGGCGATGGTCTTCCCCGCCTCAAGCACGATGTTGGTCCTTGCGGTGACCTTTTCCTGCTCGGTGAGTGCCTCGGTGGACTTGCCGAGCTTCTGGGCCAGTTTCTCGTAGGATTGCTCGAAATTGACGTTGATGCCTATTCCCCGGAGTATCTCCACTTCTCCCGACTGGATGCCCTGGACCATGGTGGCCAAGGCCTGGGAGGAGTTGATGTTGCCCAATACCGCCGCGTCCTGGGAGATACGTGCGAGTTGGGATGCCTTACTGAGGTCCATGTGGGCCTGGGTCATGCGGATGACGCTGGAGAGGGATTCCTGGGTGGTGATGCCCATCCTTTTGACCCCTTCCACATAGCCCTGCATCTGTTGAGCGGAGTACCCCGCATTTCTTCCCACCACATTGAGGACCACCCCGAGGGTCTCCACCCTTGCGGCGAGGGCGGCCTGATCGACGAGGCTCTTGATAACGGTAATAACCGTGGCTACCGCGGCGGTAATCGCGGCGGTGATGGCGACCCATGAGGCCTTGATGCCGTCGAGGGCGGATTTGGTCCGGGAACCAGAATTGTTTGCCGCATTGTCGATGCTCGAGAACGCGGATTTGGCTCCCTCTTCGACGGCCCTGAAGACCTGCTGGGTGCCGTCCTTGGCGGATATGGTTATGCGGACTTCAGCCACTGTAAACCGGTGTATAGTCGTTGGTGAATAGTGAATAGTCCAAGATCATTGATCACCCCGCTTCTCCCGGAGATTCAAGTCTCCCAACAATTCCTCGGCTTTGGCGAGGAGTTCGAGATCCTCGATTGTCGCTCCATATGCGGCGAGGAGCGTGGAAGAGTCCACAAGGTCCCTGAGCTTCACCAGCTTCCCCCTGAGTTCCATGACCTTTTGTCCCCTTTCGGAAAGAGGGGGGATGATGCAGCCTTTTTCCGTTTCGCAGTCGGGTATGTCTCCATCGATCTCGCGGGATCTCTCGCATTCCTCGCAGCTCACACCAGGGAAGTCGAGCCTTGCCCTGATGTGAGCGATCAGTTTCCCTCTTCTTCCGCTTTCTCCTCTTCCACGAAGTTGGAGAACTCGATCGCCTGTTCGTTCACGAAATTGGCGAACTCGTTGTAGTTCTCCATGAGAAAGTCACAATTCTCCTGTGAGTAGGGGTAAGGCTCGCCCTTCATGGTGAAGCCCGGCCTGCCGGGGAGCGCCCGCCAGTCCTTTACGGCGCTTCTGCCGAGGAGCATGTCCGCCGTCTTCGGGTCGTATTCTTTCGTCTTCTGATGGCGCGCGTACGCGGTGACCGTGGCCTTTTTGTTGAGCGCCCTGAGGTCCTGTCTGGATACATACGAGATGAGCACCTCGGTGTCATCGTCGAACTGTATCCAGGCGCTGAGTTCTTCGCTTTTGAGTCCTGATATTTCCATGAGGTCTCCTTTAAATAAAGTCGTTAGCCCTTGGTCCTCGGTCGTTAGCGAAAACCGACGAATGGGCTCCCGTTCATTCAGCCTCGGTAATGTCGACGTAATATTGCTTTCCCACCTCAAAATGCCTGTTGTTCATCGTGGCGAGTTCGAGCCCGCCGGTCGGAGTGTACGCGAAGAACTTCTTGTTCTCTTCAGAATCACCCGTCACGGGATACATCTTCACGGAATATGTCTTCTTGCCCGGTCCCGCGTCATGCTCTCCGACCTGAGTGCATTTCATTTTGCATCTTGTGGCCATGGTTCCTCCCTATAGTTTTGGTTTTCTGCCTGCCGGATTAGGTGCGGCATCACGTTAACGGGTCCGTCGCCCGCTGGTTTATCCCGCTTATCCAGAACGGATCGGTAATGCCCGTCATGCCGGTGGGGGCACTCAAGGCTCCGTAGACCTTGAATTCCAGGGGCTCCTTGATGATCCCTGCCGCGTCCGCGGGATCGTCGTTTATGAGCTGGAGGTGCGGAAACTGGAGCTTGAACTGCCGGTTGTACGCGCCCGCGATGACGGCGCCGGTAAAGGTAATATCCATCTTCTGGCGCGTGTCCCCTCCGAGGATCGTGAGGTAGGTGACGCTTGTGTGCCTCGGGAAGTCAAGCTTCAGGCTTATATCGGGGGGTCCGTCGTTCGTGGGTTCGTCGATGAGTTCCTGGGTATTGTCCCCGGAGGTGAAATGGTAGCCTCCCGTGTATTCCCCTTTAAGCTTTCTCTGGAAAGAAAGTTCGAAGCTGCTCGGGGAGATTGCGTCACCTGCACCGAGGGCCGCGGCGGACTGGGCGTTCATGCGGAACACACCATGGGCGAACTTAACCCGGTTCCGCGATTCCCGGTAGGTCACGTTGTTGAAAGTGGTGGTGGTGTTTATGACCGAGTCGTACACCTTGTTGAAGCCTATGGTCTTGAGGGTGAGGGTAAGGGCCTTTCCCGCCTCTCCCTTCAGGGTGAAGCCCGATATCTTCATGGATGGAATCTCCATGATGTAGTTCTTCATGTGCTGGACGTAGGTGGCGAAAAGGCTGTCTATGTCAGATTTGGGCTTGATGGTGTAGGCATAGGCCGTGGTGGAGCCCTGCTGCGCGGGGGCTCCGGCTATGCCCATCACCAGGGCAAGCATGAGGTCGCAGGCGTCATATCTCAGGTACATGGGAAGGTCACCCTCTGTCTTGATGGCCCCGAGGTCCCCGTCCTGAGGGAAATAGAGCCCCAGGGAATCGTCGACATCCGCCGAGGTGTCCCTCTTTATGCTCGCCGGGAGAATGAGTATCCCGTCATTCGCCCCGCAGGCCACCGCCGTTCCCCATGCAGAGGCTTTCTTCAATGCCGCCTTTATCTCGACTCCCGCTACTCCGGACATAGGTTAGCCCTCCTTTTCTTCGGTCTCCGGCCTCGCCGGTTTCTTTCTCGCTCGGCCTTCTTCAGGCTCAACTTTTTGAAATACCTCGTCGCCGAACTTGTCCTCGTCGATGGTGTAGGTCTCTCCGGCGACGAGGCCGAGGCCGGTCGCGGCGTGGACTCCATTCACCTTGGCGATCACGTCTATCTTCATGAGTAAACCTCCTCTCGCTTCACCCGGTACTGCTTCACGATGCAGTAAACGGGGTGGAATCTCCCTTCGTCGTTCGCCGAAGAGCCGGGGTCGATATGGTCGATGAGTTCCCCGAAGGTCCTGTCGGGACCCAACATTGCGAGGTCTATCATCTCCTCGAACTCGATGATCTCATCGAAGGCAAGGTCGACGTTCGGCTGGTGAAAGAGACAATAGAGGGAGACGGTGTGCTCCCTTTCATAGGCGATGTTGTTCTCCTGATCGGAGAGGATCTCCGGGCGGGTGATCTGGATTAAGGGCATTTCACTCGTGCTTATCTCGGTGCGCTTCCTCAAGGTCTTCTTCACCCTAAGGGGCTTCCTCCAGGCGGATTGACAGTAGGCGAGCAGGGCCGGGTCATTGAGTCGGTGCTCGATGATGAACTTGATGATTTCCTTGAAGCTAGTCATTTCTCTCCCTTGAGGTTCGTGAGGATGCCTTTCAGCTCCTCGCTATATCCCTTCTCCAGTTCCCTGTTCATGAGGAGTGCTTTCGCGTTGGCCTCGTCCAGGGTGTAGGCGTCTCCCGTTTTCCCGAAGGTCACCGGGTAATAGTCCGGCTCAGCGGGAGGGTCCGGTATCCGCTGCTTTATGTATTCCGTCTTTATCACTGCCGGGGCTACCTCCGGCAGGGTCGTACATGCGGTTAAGCTCATCAAGAATAGGGTCACCGTGAGAAGCGACGCCTGAATTATCCTTGCCCATTTCATTGGTTCCTCCCTTTGCATCGGGCTTGAGTTCGCTGATGCGCTTGAGGTTCTTTAAGGTTTTGTCCTTTGCGGCCAAGCGGGAATCGCAGCCCTGAAGGGCGCTTTTTACCTCTTCCTGAAGGCTCCCGATGGTGGTCTCGTTGATCTTGTTGACATCGCGGCAGGCTTCTTCGTTACCCCGGGACACCTTGAGATCGGCAAGGGTTTGTTCGAGATCAGCCTTTGCCGAATCGACACGGGCACCCTGGATCGTCCAGGCAGTCCCGCCTGCCAGAGCCGCGCCGATCAGGAAGGGGATGATATAAGGCAGAAGCTTTCTTGCAACGGCCACCCAGTCCATGATCACCTCTTAAGCTGCGCATGGTTGTGCGCCACCACGTATCCGTACACGATGATAGCCAGGCATCCGAGGACCACGGCGGCAGTGGGGCACCTGAAGCGGAGCCACAGGAGAATTGCCGAGACGATTATGAAGAGGGCCAGCTTGGATAGACCAAACAGATCATGTTCTATCACCCACGCCATGAGGGGGTTCAATTCCCGGCCACCGAGGCTCAGTATGAGCGAGGTGAACACATAGTCGAGGACTGAAAGGACGCCGAAAGAAACGATCATTAGTACAATCGCTATGGTCATTTGTATTTCTCTCCCTTTTTCGATGTCTCACGCGGGTACGAGATGTTGACCGCGCACATGTCGAGCGTCTTGCCGCTCTTTAACCGGATGACCTTCCGTTTGCAGTGCTTCTCCACCAGGGCGAGATCGCAGGAACCCGCCCGCTTTATCTCCCTGCCCAAGACCCCGGCTCCGCCGTTGTAGGCCCGGAACGCGAAATACCAGTCCTTGCAGGCAACCACCCCGTAGAGCCAATTATCGTAGAGCACGAGTGCCCTGATGGACCATTTCGGGTCATAGGGACTGGGCTCTACCGAGATCTCCTTTAATGCCTTCTCATGCTCCTGTATCCACTCCGCGGTGTCCGGCATGAATTGCCCCAGGCCCATGCCGCCGTCAAAGGCGGTGATGCCTTCGTTGCAGCGGCTCTCCTGCTCGATCTGGCCCATGAAGAGATGGGTCGGAGCATCGGGACCGATATAAAAGCGAGCCTCCCTCGTCACCTGGGGGAGGTACTTCTTGCAGCGATCTATTGTTGAGTCCCCGGCGTTAGAGGCCGAGGGTAAAAGCAAGGACAATAGCAGCATAGAGAATGCCGCGAAAGATAAGGACAGTCCTCTTGTCGTTTTCATTGAGGTCCTCCGTTTTTCCGAAAGTGGGTTTGAAGAAAGTGAGCCAGAGAAGTTCCGCGAGGCCTATGGCGGCGCTTACCAGGCATACCTTGTAGAGCACCGTCTTCACGGCCTGGGGCCCCATGAGGAGCCAGGAGATGGGGAGGATGAGCAGAAGGACGATGCCGAAGCGGAGGATGTATTTTCCCCGCTCGGTGATTGCCTTGGCGGTGATCACACCCAAGTCGACCGTTTTGATGTCATCGCCTATCCCCTCGATCTTTGCGGTGACTGCCGCTATTTCTTCCGTAAGGACGTTCTTCTCCTTCACGAAGATGGAGGCTATCTTCTGCCTCACGGTCGGGATAAGA